AGCACGACAACCTGCTCGCCGACCGCGACCGGCGCCCAGACGCTGACCGACGCGGCCCGCTCGGCCAGCCAGGGCAGCCAGTCTGTCTCGGTCTCGCCGCCGAGGTTAACCCGGGCGCGCGCCGCCGATGCGTCGACGGCGGTGACCTTGCCGATCCGCACGATGCCCTGCAGGCGGCGGTCCTGGTCGCCCTGCGCCCAGTTCACGGGTCGAGCTCCTCGTATTCGCCCTCATTGCCGGTGCCGATGTCGGGCTCGTAGCTGTAAAGCACGGTTGTGGGGATATCGCCCGCGTTGGTCCAGACCGAGGCGCCAAGGTGCAGGGCCTGCTGCCACTCGACCCGCCAGACCACGTATTGGTCCAGCTCGGGGTCCATGTCGTCGGGCGTGATCGTCAGCAGCTCGGCCGGGCCGACCGGCTTGCCCCAGCGGTTCTGATGCACCAGTACGCCCAGCGCGCCGGCCAGCTTGCGGATCTCGCGCTCGGCGTTCGGCGTGCGGAAGCCGATCAGGATCCGCGCCTCGAACCGCGCCAGCACGGGCAGCTGCTCGGTGCCGGGGTCTTCCTCGGGGTTGGCCTCGAAATCCGACAGCTCGACCAGAATAGCCGGCAGTGGCAGGGTGCGCCGGTCGTCGCGGTAGTCCGCGACCGTGACCACGGTCGGGAAGGCCGCCGCGATGGCGTCGATGATCGCCTGGTGGACGGCGGAGAGGTCGATCTCGGTGTTCGCGTTCGTCATGTCAGCGCCTCACTCCTTGATGACAGCCCAGGCCGCGATGCCAATATAGGCCAGCTTTGCTTTCCACCTCGGCGCACCGCCTGCCAGCGCGCCGTCATACCATTCCGCCGCCGCCTGCGGCCTGCCGTAGATCCCCGCCTCAAGCATGTGGTCATGGACGAGGGCGGCCAGCAGGAAGCGCGGGTCGTCGGGATGGATGAGCCAGCGCGCCCACCACGGGACGCTGCTCTCGAACTCGCGCCCGGCGGGGATTGTCACATATCTCTGAGACCCCTTGCGCCCGACCTCCCAGCCGATCCAATCTCGACTGCGCCAGCGCCGAAACAAGCCGCGCTCAAACCGCAAATTCAGCATGGCTGCCGCTCTCCCCTTTCGCACCGCGGCGGCGCGACAAAGGCCACCCCGCCCAGAACCTTGGTGCGCAGGTTGTAAGTGTCGGCGTGGCGCGCGTGGCCAATCCAGGACATGATGACGGGGTCAATCTCGGGCCAGCCGATCACGCCCGCGCGGTAGTGCCGCGCCATCCGCTTCATCTTTTTCTTCATTCGGTTGATGCTGTCCTTGCGCAGGGCGCGATGGCTGGGCCAGATCCGATATCCCAGAAAGTCCAGGGACCGCCCTCCGGTCGCCACCGGAAAGACCTGCGTCTTCGCGTTCGTCCTGAGCCCGAGCGATGCCCAGAGGAAGTCCTCTATCTCACGGCGGCACTCGTGCAGATGCGCTTTGTCGTAGTGGATCAGCGCGAAGTCGTCCATGTAGCGCACATAGCAACGCTCGCGCCGCGCGCAGGTGCTCCTGCACCTTGTCTGCGCCCTTGTGCGCACCCTTGCCGGGCCGGCAGGCAAACGAATCGGCGATGAAGCCGCGCTCGAAGATCGGCTCGATGGTCTCGACCAGGGCGTGCTGCACGATGCGATCCTTGAGCGGCAGGGACGATATCTCGCGGCGCTTGGGCTCGTAGATATGGAACCGCCGGTAGGGCCCGGTCTGATACGTCTTGTGGATCAAGCTCTCCTGGATCGCGATCAGGTTGGGTTCCAGCTCGGCCTGGAATTCCACCACGTTGCGCTGATACCGGCGCCCCGATGCGGTCCGCCACCAGGCGCGCAGCAGGGCGTCGAAGCTGGTGATCTGGGGCCAGAGGTTCTTGTAGGTCCTAGCCATGGCGGGTCGGCCGAGGCGAGAGGTCGCGGAGGGCGCTACTGCCACGCCCCGGCCTGTTCATATTTTCCGGCGCTTGGCCGAGGACTGCGGGTCCTTTCGAGGGTGTTCTGCACGGCGGCCCGTAAGCCATCGTTTTCTGACGGTCCCCGGAAGCGGGGCGAAAGCCGATGTTCGAGTTCGAGTTCGAGCGGGCGTTGTTCAGGTTCAGCGCAAAGACCCCCGCCCGGGAGCCATTGTTCCAGTTGCCGCCACGGATCGGCAGACGCTCATGCATGGCCCGCACCCCTTACCAGCGACTTGAACCAGCCGCCGATCATTCGGCCCACCTCGTCTACGTGGCGCGACCATGTCTCATACTTTTTCAGATCCAGATAGCGCAGGGTGAAGGCCGTCCGGATCTGGCTGCGCAGCAGGTCAAGCTCGGCGTCGAGGTCCTGCATCGTGGTTTTCTTGTGGTAGCGCTTGTTCGTCACGATGATCAGGCGCAGCACGCCCCACATCGACTCGCGGATCTCTGCCGCCAGAACGTGCCGCTCGAACTTGGGGAATTGGCGCAGCGCGACATAGCCATATGCGATCATATCCTCGCACTTTTGCCGGATCTTCAAGTCATCCATGGTGCGCTCTTGTCTCGGCGGAGCAGGCCCGCGCTATCGCGCGGACCTCAGATGCTAGGTGGGCAGATTTCAGATCACGAAAGCGGGGCGAAAGCCGATGCGCGAGTTCGAGTTCGAGCGGGCGCCGTACAGGCTCAGCGCAAAGACCCCCGCCCGGGAGCCATGGTGCCAGCGGCCGCCACGGACCGGCAGACGCTCACCGGAAGTGTTGATGTAGAAGCCGTCGCTCTCTATCGGTGCGCCGGGCTGCATAAGGCCGTGTTGCTTAAGCCGCTCCAGCGCCGCTGTCGAAACGCCGTGCGCGGTCATGCTGGAAAAGGCACTACCAGTACTACAGACCAGCGTCTCCGACGCCGTGCCAGACTCTGCGTAGTGCACCGTTCCCGCCGTGCCCGGCGCAACCAGCGCGCCCGTGGCGGCGTCCACGGCCTGCCAGGGGCCATTGGTGGACAGGTCCGTCGCCAGCAGCACCGCGTCGTTGTCGGGGATGATCTGGATCTCCGTATCGACGATGCGCATGCCGGGCGACCACTCCCAGACGTTGCCGTTGAGGTTCTGCACGCCCCAAGGCGAGCGGGGATAATTCCAGGTCACCGGCCCGCTGCCTGCGCGGATCTTCGTCGTGGTGCTGCCGTCGCCCGGGTCGCCGTTGCCGTCAATGCCGAACTCCGACGGCTCGTTGTATGCCTGCCCGTGGTTGCTGTTGCCGCGCGGGAATTGCTCATCCGCGCGGGCCTTGAGGGCCAGCGCGGCATACATCGGGTTCGTGGCGACGCAGAAGCCCGTGCCGGTGTTCCGGGCCATTGTCACGGCTTCGTCGTGGTCGATGCTGGTGCGCGGCAAAAGGCCCGCCTGCGAGACCATATCGCCATTGACCTCGGCGGCTTGGTGCACGCCGACAAGGATTTCGTCCTTCTCGACGCCACCCACAACGAAGGCCGGGTGCACGCCGCTGCCCAAGCTGGGGTCGAGGTCTTCGACCAGGAATTTGCCCAGCCGGTAGAAATAGCTGGGCTGGCCCTTGTCTGTGAAGCGAACGGTCATGTCGCCGCCCGAGGCGGCCTCGATCTGCTTTTGCAGGTCGCCTTGAATATCTACTGAAACGCTCATGCTACACCTCCTTCATCCGGGGCATCCGGCGGCGCGACCGTGGCAAGATAGGCCGAATAGACCGCTGCGTAGACCTCGGCCTGGGTCATGGTCTGGCCTGTATGCTCCCCCGTCTCCGGGTTGATGATCGGGATTTCCGCAGTCGGATCGAACGCCATCACCACAGGCTGCATGGGGGCCTTGGTGGTCGCGCCGTCGGCCAGGCCGATGACACGTTCCTGGTGGAAGGTGACGGTCGGCGCGGTGCCGAGCCGATTGTCGACAACGATCTGCGGGCAGCGGGTGAAGCTTTCGCCCGAGATCGGCTGCTGGTGGAGCTTGAAAGTCATTGCGGTGATCTCCCTGATCAGGCCTCTGTGACGGTGCCGTAGATGGTGACACCAGCGGATGTGAAGCGGGCGACCTCGATGCCCGCGATTGCGATGGACAGCGTGTCGGCCGCCGCGCTGTAGATCCCGACCGTGCCGATCTTGATGGCCGGGTCTGCCGCCGAGCCGCCGGTATGCGAGCTGCGCCCGCCGTTGACCTGCCGGGATACCTGACCCAGCGCAGCGGACTGGGCGCCAATGGCGCCAAGCAACTCCGGCAGGCCGGGCGCGATCAGCTCACCGGTCACCGTGGCGGTGTCGAAGACCGGGTCGGTGCCGTAGGCGACCTCCTGCGCATCCGCCAGGGCTTGCTGCGCGCCCGACTCGTGCTGGCTCGCCAGAAGCGCATCGGCGCTGGCGCTGTTCGCAAAGCCCTGCCCCGCATCGCGATAGGTCAGAGCAAGGTCGCGGGCGGCCTCGGCGTCTTGTGAAAAGCCCTCCGCTTCGATGATCTTTTGAAAGTCGACTTGGCGGGTGGGGATTGGGAAGTTGGTGATCGTCATGGATTGACCTCATCTTGCAGGGGCGTGATCGCCCAGTAGCTGTCGGGGCTTCCTGCGTCTTCGATGGCAGCTCCATCCGCATCGACCAGCAGGACAACAGGGCGCCGAAGCATCCGCCTCAACTGATCGCCAAGCAGGCTCTGTTTCGCCCGGATGCCCGATTTCAGGATCGTCATCAGTGAACCTCGTACGTCGCACCGCCGCTCGGCACGATCCGAACCAGAGCGTGGCCGAACGTAATAACCGAAACGATGTCGGCGCTGATTGTGTCGGACGTGATCCACACGCCGGATTCATGCTCGACCTGCACCTGGACCGTGCCGCCGTTCGCCTGGACGGTAAGGACTCGCTCTTGGCCCTTGAAATGCTCGAAAGTTCTCGTCGCCGTCTGGGCCATGCCTCACCCCACCTTGTAGATCGTCCGCGCACGCAGCTCGGCGCGGAAATTTCTTGCCATCAGCTCGTCGACTTCCGTGAAAACCTGGCGCTCGAGAACCTGGTCCATCTCGTCCTGCACCGGCACGGTCTCCTGGGCGACCGGCAGGCGCGCCCGGCCACGACGCCGGAACACCAGACGCTTGCCGCTGTCCGAGCCACGGCCGACGAAAGCCCCCTCGAATGACCGCCCGCCGACCCGCGCGCCTGTCGCGGTCTCGCGCGGTGTGCCCTTGAAAGCCGAGGCCGGCAGATCGTTCGTACCGACCCACAACCGCGCCGCGCCCATGCCGGACCCGCGCGGGCGATACCGCGCAAGCCGCAAGCGAGCTTTCAGCACCGCCGCCGCGCGCAGGTTCAGGCCCTCGCGCAGGTGCTTGCGCGCCTGCGTCCGCAGCCTGGTCGAAGTGCGCGACAACGCCCGGCTAAACGCCCGGCGCAGATCCTTTTCGCTCGCCTCGAACTCGTCGGCGATGCCCCGCAGCTGGCGCTCGTCTATGTCGAAGCCGATCATCCGTGCCGCCTCGCCAGGGCCAGGACCGCCAGCCCGGTGCCATCGGGCTGCGGGTCGGTCATGACGTCCATGGTCTCGTTGTTGATCGTCACGGTGTCGCGCCGCCGCACATCGCTGACATCAGCCACTTTGCAGGTCAGGCGGGGCCGGGTCGTGTCCAGCTCGTATTCACCCAACTCGGCGTTCAGGTAGGGTTCGTCGAATATGCCGATCAGCTCGCGCGAGCCGCCGGCTTGGAGCCCGAGCGTGACCGAGGCCGCGAACTCCTCGAGGTCCAGAAACGCGTCCAGGTCCTCCCAGTCTTGCACGGCCATCGGTCAGACCTCCATCAGGAGTCGT